CAGTAAGAACACCCATAAATGCCTCACCAATTTTCTAACCAGCAACTGTTGCATCCATTATTGTTGCAGGGAAGTTTGGATCTCTAAAACTTGCTTGTCTATAACCGCCAACATATGATTTATCTTTTTCATTTGCTCTTAATAAAGCATCTTGAGTTTCTGGAGTAAGACCGGACATATCTGTACCTCTTCCTCCGATTCCAAGTCTTCTTTCCAAACGACCAATCTTCTTTGCACTTCCACCGCTTGCTTGCAAATTAATAAGTCTTTCTAAATCCTTAATCTCTTTCTTAGTTGCTTGTAAATAGAATTTACCTCCAACCTCTGTTAATCTATTCTTAAAACGCAAAGCCGCATTTGATGCAGTAAGAAGTTCTGCACTAATTTCATGAGTCGCACTCTTCATTTTTCCAAATATTCCACCAGATGCTTTAATACCCATCATTGCAGATTTTAATTGGAACATGCTTGCAACAATCTTCATTACAGGACCAATTGCGGCCATAATTATCAAACCAAGACCAATAAATGATTTCATCCATGAGGGCATTTTTTCAAATGCCTCATTAATCTTTATTAATATTGGCAATACTGCATCAAGAATATTTGCCAAAATTGGAACAATTTGACGACCAATAGATTTAATTACTTCACGGCCTCTTTGGTATCTAACTTCTACAGATTGGAGAGAGGCTTGTACTTCTTGCTGGAATTTTCTTTGAGCTTCAACATTACCAATTGCACCAACAAATAGCGCTTTACCGGATTCAGTAGTAATTTTTGAAAGAACATCATTTCCTTTCTTTGCTTCATCTTTAACAAATGTTGCAATATCTTCTCTTGCAGCAGTGAAGGCTTTTGCAACCTTTTTATTATCTGACTGAGAGAGTCTTACAACCTCTCCAAGATCTTCAAACTTGTTGATAGTCATGCCAGTGTATTCTTTACCCAGACCTTCAAAAGTTGCGTACTGCTGGACTGCACCCTCTAATTGCTTAGCAAGTTTATTTTCAACTGTGCCAAGAGTTTCTAATTGTTCTTGGAATTGAGCGAGGTTCTGAATGGCAACTTCCATTCTTGGACCCTGGCGAACGCCGAACAATCTTGAGAAGAATTCAAGTGTACCCTGTTCAGCAAGAGCACCTCTCTTCATAGAGTTATATGAGTCAGCTAATGCCTGAACTGTTTGAATACCAACACCAGCTTCAACATTGAAATCTTTATAATTGTCCTTCAATGTTTTAATCATTTGAGAGTTTTCTTTTGTCAAGTCAACAACTCTCTGGAGAGAAACTTTAACTGAGTTTGCAGATGCACCAACTTGCATACCAGCAGAAACCATAGGTACAACAAGAGCTGTCGCTTCTGTCATTGAAAGACCGAATGATGTAGCAGCAGCAGTTACTTCAGGAAATCCTTTTGCAATGTCCTTCAAAGACATTTGAGTTTTGTTTTCAATCAAGTTAAACAAAGCCAATTGCTGTCTTACTTCGCCAATGACATCCCCATAAACAATAAATCCATCAGCAGTTTTTTGAACTTCATTGCGATCTCGTTTAATCCTCATCACAGTCTGGAAAATAGACTTAATAAACTCTTGTGATGCGGTAATGTCCAAGTTACCGAGCTTTTCTACAGACGCTGTTAAATCAGTCAACCCGGCAAGAGTGTCTACTTCTTCAATACCTAATTCAGCAAAGTCTCCCGCAAGACCTTGAACAAGTTCTCTTGCAACACCGTACTTCAATGCAACAGCATCAAGTTGCTTTCCCAAAGACTTCTGTGCGCCCTCAAGTGTTTGGAGAGTCCTAACTGTTCCATTAATCACTCTTGTATAACTCAACTGATCTGCTGATAATTTTGCACCAGCAATACCAGCAACATCGGCTGCTGCTGTATAGGAGTCAGAAATAAGTTTTGTAGTTCTAATCGTTTCTGTCTCAACTCTTCTGTAGTTGGCAAAAGAGGATCTCATAAATGACATAATTGGTAATGTCAAAGCCATTGACATTCTGTTACCGGCCATTGAGTATCTAGTTGCGAGAGTGTTTAATGCATTTGATTGCGCTCTCAAATCTGCCTGAGCAGAATACTGCATTATTCCTTTTCGAGCTGCTTCTTGAGCTTTTAAAGATGTAATTAATCTATCAACAGCAACTTTTTCTTGCTGAGTTGCTGTCGTATTGCCTTGCATTTTTCTTTGCAATTCGGCAGCAGCAATTCCTGTATCTCTAAAATGTTTTGCAAGAACCGCTTGATTTCTTGCAAGGTTATGAGTAGATTTTGCATAAGCAGAACTTGATTGAGATGCGCTATGTAAAGCGTTTGTCAAAACTTTTGCTGCATTTACATTAGCAAAGCTTGATCTAGAGAGAGAGTGAGTGACTTCAAGAACATTGCGTAAACTAGAAGACATACCGCCAAGAGCGGCTTGCAGGCTCTGATCAACTTGAGCGCTAACTTCTATTCTACCTTGTCTATCTGCCATAATTATCTCTTCTATATTATTTCATATTTACTTAGTAAAAGCAATATTATATTGATTCATAACCAAGACCAATTGGTATTGAACCAATTGTTGAAGCATCAACAGCAGTGATTGGTTCAGGATCATACCAGTCATCATCAAAGTCAACATCAGCACCCTGAGATGCAGCCATGATCTTCATATGAGTGTTTGTTTCATTATTGCATGCTCTATATAGTAAGAACATTTCATCAAGAGTTAGACTTTCTTCTAACTCAAACAAACTTTTCCATGCACCGGTTTTTACAAAAATTTCTGATTCATATTTGAGGAGGGGGATATCATCCCATTCAAGTGGACTGCCTCCACCCTCCTCGCTGGTTAGGAAGGGTCAGACCCCATTGCTGCATTCATCAATTCGCCAAAGCAACGAAGATCCAATGCATCTTCCAATGCCTCAGTATCTTCAGCCAACTCTGGGTCAACTGCGAGAAGTGCAATCGAAGCAGCTTCAACCATAACATCGATATCTTCATCATTAAGATTATCTTCTGTTTTCAAATCCTTAACAATCTTCATAAACTTACGCAAGTTACGAATTGTTAAAGGTCTTACTGTTCTCGTCTTTCCATCTGCGAAAACAATATCTGTTCCAAGGAATAGATCCTTGTTCTTATCATTTGCCACTATATACTCCTTAGTATCTATATGGGATAAGCAAAATCCCTAGGTTTTCAGTATAGCACATCAACCTAGGGATTTCACTGAGATAATTTGTTTTATTTACAGATTAAGCGGTCTGATCGACAATCTTGCCGTATTCGTAACCAGTGTCTTCTGTCTTTGGAAGAATGCGGAAACCAACAGCGAATACTGATGCTTCTGCTCTCTTCATGGTCACATTTGATGCTTCCATCGAGATAGCTCTCTTTGTGTAGAACTTTCTTGTCTTAACTGCGCCAGCAGCAGAGTTTGGTGCTGTACCAGTGATAACAAGAGCCTTCTCGTATGGGAACACGGTCTGTGCGCCGAACTTGAAGGTCTGGGTGTTTGCACCATCGTTGTTGTTAACGATTGCAGCTCCACCAGTGTTCTGGTCATAGTTCCATGCAAGTGCAAGGTTGTTCAATGTTGCTTCTGCCAAGGTGGTCTTAACCATAACCTTAACTTTTGACTGAACGATTCTTGCAGCATCGCCGTACTGATCAATTTCGATATCCACCATGTCTGGCTCCCAAGAAATTTCAACGCCATTTTGGGTAGCGCCAAGATCTGAGAACGAGTCCATTGCGGCAATCGTGGTTGCATTGGCCGAATCGCCAAGCTTAAGTGTAGCCTCACCGACTACGATGTTTGAGACATTAACTGCCATTTTAGATTTCCTCCTAAATTATTCGAGGACAAAAATTCTTTTGCCTCTTTTGTCACGCCATTTAGCGATCTTTTTTATATGGTTTGGATGGACTTCATCTGGCTTTCTTCCGATTGCAAGACCTTTATTCCATTCAAAGTCATAAACCTTATTCTCTATTCTTACAATATAACCGGGAGTTTTCCCGACATATGTAATTGTAGTATATTTCATGTATTTATACTACCACAATTATAGTACCACAGCACAGATTCTAAAGTCTAAATTCATTCTATACCAGCCATTTATTTCTAATGGAGGCACTAAATTTGACCCTGTTTGCTGGGCTGATAATATTCTAACTGTATTGCTTGTTATACCGCCAGATTGGGCTACTTGATCACCAATGCTTAGGAGATCAATAAATCTCTCTGATATTTTAAAAAGCCTGTCTACATCTGTGTCAAAAATTGAATATTTAATATAGTCATATCTCTCCCAATAAGTCTCCACATTAGAAACCATTGGATTGTAAAAATAAACAACAAACGGAGCAGGCTCTCCATCTGTAGCGACCACTGGGAAGAAGTTCATCGTCTTACCAGCAAGCGTCTGAAGCGTTGAATCATTCTTTAAATATGTATTTACATCATAAACGCTAATTGCCATCTAGAAACCCGCCTCATCCAAATCAGATTGAATTCTGTTTAAAATCTTATTTTCAATATAATCCAAAACATAATCCATATCAAAACCAGTATTGTTAAACAATTGGTATTGATTTATACCATCAACTGAAAGGTTATAGTTTTGACCATCAAATGAAAATTGGATATCTAAATCTTCATCACCAACGCCAAAGACAGTTACAAGATCCTCACGGACTTCTTCCTTAGCTGTTTCAACAGCTTTTGCAACAATAGCCTGTATTTGCACAGGTAACATATTTACATAATCAATAACATCAGGAATATTTGTATTAACCTTAAGACTAATCATGACTGCTCCACAACCGTTCTTAAGCTTACAAGCAAATGATGCTTTTTACCATTCCAACCAAATTTTGGTTGAACTGTAATTATTTCAAATGGGCCGGTTTCAAGAACATTGCCATATCTATCTTTAATATTTAGCACTCTTGATGATGTGATTACAGTAGCCGCATACATACCGGGCACTATCATTTGAAGAACAGGGAAAAACTCTTGGTATGGAGCTGTTCTTACTTTGGTTCCAGCAGAGTACTGATCTTCTGGTGAATTAACAATTGCTGGTATTTTTCTATCTAATTGAAAACTATAAATCTTTTGACCAGCATCATTTGTAGTTGTAATCTTCTCATAGATATCAACAGTATGAGGGTATCTTAAATATCCAACCGTAGCCATTACCCAACATAGTCCATTACAAAAAGTGTGTAATCCATCAAGAGAGTGTCTGCATCAATATTTCCTGTAGATTCATAGAATGATTGTTTTGATTGTAGCTTAACAATATCCAAGTCAACGGCATAAAAACCATGTCTTCTATAAGCAGAGTCGTCATTCATCATGTCGGCAAGAATAAGTGCTGCAGCCTGTTTTACATTTTCAGGAACGAACTGCCAACCAAAATCACCATAAACGCTATATGTTGTTTTGGGTTTAAACTTGTTTGTATAAAGCATCACATTGACGCTATCCAACAAAGACTTCTTCCAGCGAATATAGTAAGAAGAACCAAAGTTGAAAACACCAGTTCTTACTTTTTCCAAATTCTCAAGACTTGTAGTAATATCATGAATTGTCTCTTCTTCAGTTGTGCCAACATCTGTGATAACTTTTCTAATCGTATAGATTGGCAATGGCAAATGAAGATTTTCTGTATTGCTGCCATTTAAGATCAATGTCTTTTTATTATATGGATCAAAACTCTGGCCAGTAAATGTATTTATGATGTTTCGAACTTGTCTTTCAGACTTTTCAAATTTAGGACCAAATGATTCCTCAAGTTCTGGGTATTCTTCAAAGAATTCTTCATATGTGATGTAGGGGGTATACACATTAATAACCTGAGTCTGTGTATAGGTAGTGCCAGAAACGGCATATGTGAACTCAGCCTTATACTTACCGCTGGAATTTAAAATGTAGATTCCAGATGATTCCTGCCCATATGTGATTGTATAAACACCTGTGCCTGTTCTGGTTGCACTGGTTGGCCCTGAGACGAGATCACCAAACTCATGGTAAAGAGATACGGACACAGAATTTGAGGTAGGGTCAGATGGAAGGGTTAATGTTAATGTCCTTGATGTATTTATCTTAACTTCATCCATAATACTTCCATTTTATCAGGCTTTATATTAAAACTCACCGTTTTCAATCTTATTGAGAATTGATTCTCTATTGTTAAAAACTCTTTCTTGTAAATTAATATAATCTTGTCTCATTTCTGGGATTTCACTTGCCCTTTTAGAAAAATTATCACGATGTTCAATTAGATTATTTTTTTCAACTTCAATGAGTTCTTGAAGATTCCACATTCCTGGGTTTAGTTTTTCTATTGCAGACATTGTGCCAGAAGATAATCTTTTAAATACAATATTCTTTAAGCCCTCATCTATCTCTAGTATTTCCTCTGGTCTTTGTCTTGCATTTTCATTACCCATAAGATATCTTGCAATTTGCATAGGGACTTGATTATCAATATGTTGAAATTCTTCATCTGAGAAATTCATTTCTCTGATAAATTCGGCAGCTTTTTTAGAAATAAGATCTTGATTGTTGAAAGGCTCCTCGTTTGTTATAGCCCATTCTCTAATAATTTTTAAAGATTCCCAAATTGTTCTACCAATTGTTTGCTGTGGAGCATTGTTTAGATGCTCCAATGTATCCTCACCAGAATTCTTATATTCAAGATAGACTAAGTGACCAGAACCAGTGACTGATAAAACCGGCTCAAATATAAGTATATTAGCTGGATTTTGAGCTATGGCAGGGTTTGGTGGAAAAGCTCTTGGACCATATTTCCCTTGATCACATCTCCAATCCTTATTTGGTTCTATAACTACATCAGAATTAGCAAAAGAAAAAACTCCTATTGGTGAATTCACTTCTTTGTCATATATATCAATAATTCTATCAATTGAATTAATTGTAATTATTTCTTTTTTATTATCACTTATTGCTATTAAATTATAATATATAGACATGTTTAAAGCATTCGCCCAAGCAATAATAACATTACCGTTTGGCATCAAAAATGCACTAACTTTTTCAATATCAAAAAATCCAGATGGAGTGTTATGAACTATTCTTAGACTATCAACATCTGATATTGTTTTTAAGCAATAAAAAGCTTGGTATTTTTTTAAATTTTCTAAATTAAACGGTTCTACTTCAATCATTTTTCCTCACTAAATTATAACACCTTATTATCAAGGCCCATAATATTGGAAATATATTACACCTGAACCACCAGATGCTGGGCTTACTGACAGCGCATTGTCATTATACAGACCACCAGACCCGCCAGCACCATAGGTACTATGTGAACCTACAGCACCCCTAGCAACTGTTGAATCTATTGAGTTTTCTTCTGCACCTCCACCACCTCCAGCGCCAGCACCGACTCCATAAGTTGATGAGTATACGCCAGCACCACCGTTGCCACCAATTGCACCACTGGCATTTGCATTACCATTTCCTCCAGTACCCCCAGCGCCTCCACCACCTCCAGCGCCTCTTGTCAGTGTTTCAATAGGCGTTTGACCACTACCTGGATCATAATATTGAGCACCAGTGCCAGCAGCATTGCCATTCCCTGATGACCCTGAACTTGTGTAGCTACCACCACCAGCATTACCACCACTAGCAGACGCAGTTGTAAAAGATGCACCAGAAATGCTTGAACCACCGCCAGCAGAACCTGCACCTCCTCCTCCTCCAACAACTATGTTCAAAATTAAATCATTTGTATTATTAAATGACCTGCTTGATAATGTTGTTACTCCACCACCACCACCGGCAGCAGAACCACCTCCACCACCACCACCGGCAGCAATAAATAAATTTAGAATTGAAGGTACAACAGCAGTGCCGCCTGTTGGGGTAATTGTAGATATTGTTTGGTAGTGTGTTCCAACTGTTGCATTTCCATATGTTTTTAATGACCATGTAGTGAATGATGTTGATGAACTTGTTGATGAACCGGCTGAGTTCGTAGCAATTGCCCTTATGTAATAAAGAGTTCCGTTTGATAGGCCTGTGTGATTATGGTATGTAGATTGACTATTACCTGTTAAACCAGTAATTGTTGTTACATCTGTCCAAGTAGAGTTGTTTGTGCTAATTTGAAATTTAACACTTGTAGTTGCTCCATTTGGATTCACAGTAGCATTCAATGTCGCTCTATCTTGGTTAAAGTTAGTAACACTATTAATAGTAATTGATGGCGCAGAAGCTTGTGGTGCGCTACTTGCTACAATCCCTATGTGCCTCATGATGCAACTATGTCACCTATAATTGCCCATTCTAAATTTGCTACTTTTATAAACGAACAGGCTGCTTGTTCAACTCTTATTTTTGGAGTAGTTCCTCCACTTGAATAATAAAAAATACTGCCTGATGCTGGACTAAATATCACATTTCCTTGAAGCCTTAAAAAATCAACTTGTGCACCTACTGGTATCTTTGCATCTTCAGTAGATGATAATGAAATATAAACATCACCCGGAGCATAGCAATAATACAGGGTACCAATTTCATTATATGTAACAGCAATATTACTTGTTGTTTGAACTACTCTTTGATATTTACCTTGATCTCTTGATGGGTAATATTTTATTCCAGACATGATTATATTATACCTTTTCAGCCGTTAAGCCGATAAATCTCCAATTGCAACCCATGTGTTTGCTGCTCTTTTAATTAAAGTAGCAGCAGACCATTGAAGTCTTAATTTTAGACCACTAGCTCTATTAATTGTAACACCAGAGTCAGGTACAATTGTTGTTTGACCAGAACCAACTTGAAGAATATCAATAGATGTTCCAACAGGGAAGTTAACCGTATTGTCAGCAGGAACTGTTAAGTTATTCGCTGAACCAACATTCATTTCTATCATCTTCCCAGAATCAGAAAGAGCCAAGGTGTAATTTGCTGTTTTAGCGTTAAAAGTCACTTCATTTAAAGCAATAGTGCCATTTGCATCAGGAATAGTTATTGTTCTGTCAGTAGTTTGATTTGACGATAAAGTAGTTTTGTAGGAACCAACAGTAAATCTAAGGCTTCCTGTTAAATCTACAGAACCAAAAATAAGTAATGCACCCGTACCGGGAGTTCCACTTGTTTCTGTGTATATAGAAACATTGTTGGGAGCATCAATACTTTCGGTTGTAACCGCTCCAAAAGATACAAAGTCTGTTGTACCGACTGACTGACCAATTGAAATAGTTGGAGTTGAACCTTCTCCAGAATTGTTAGAAAGATTTACACCTGTTCCAGCAACAAGAGATGACACATAGTTGCCAGTAGTGTCTGTTCCTAGAGCAACAGAATTAGGTTGAATCGTAGCAACACCTGATCCAGTAATAGCAATATCACCACTAATAGTGGTAGCAGTAATAACACCAGTTGTTGTTGTGCCAAGTAGAACTTGACCAGCAGTTGCATTTGCTAATTTACTATGAGAAATAGCAGCAGCTGTGTTTATATCAGCATTAACAATAACATTAGATGTAATTGATGTAACACCACTTGAATCAACTGTTATATCTCCTGATTCAGTAACCCATGTAGGAACACCAGTTGAGTTAGCAACAATTATTTGACCTGCTGTACCAGATGCTAACTTGGATAAAACAATGCCTGCTGATGCGTTGATATCACCATTAACTATGGTACCATCAGTAATCATTGTAGAGGTAACTGTTCCAGTATCAGAGGTTCTAACCACTCCAGTTATAGCTCCAGTTGAGCCGTTAACAGAAGTTACTCCAGCATTTGTTATAGTTGCAGTTGATCCTTCCCCTGGTGTATGAGATATTGTAATGCCTGTACCAGCTGAAACATTTGACATATAGTTGCCTACAGTATCTGTTCCAAGATTTATTGGATCATTGACCCAAACTGTTCCGTTATATTTGAGAAAATCGCCAGATGCCAGTGTATTGGAAATCAGGACATTATGCAATTCATCAAGTTCATAACCATTTTGAGGAGCAACGAATATAATTCCATTATTAGTTGCACGAATTACTGTTCCTATAAAAACTAAATGTTCTGGCGCTACTGGTTTTGTTTTTGTAAAAGCACCATCTTCTCCAAGCCATAAAATATCACCAGCAGCGTATCCAACGCTTAAATCAAGACCATCAACATAACCCAAAGTTACAATTGGACCATTCGAGTTAGATGTTATATCTGCTCCAGCAACTCCAATAATTGTTGCAGATGTTGAATCAGAATCATTATCTGCTCTTTTTACCTTTGCATGATCGCCAGTAGTACCACTTATATATACTACTGTTCCAGTTGTTATCGTTGTAAGTTCATCATTTCTTGCTAAAACAACATCTGAAGCAAATGAATTGACCCAATTTGTACCATTGTATGTAAGAGTTTGAAATTCTTCTGGAGAACTAATTACAACATCAGATAAGGAATCTAAAGAGCCGCTTGAACCAAATTCAACAATTACATTTGAAGAATTTTTATAAAATAGTTTCCCATCGGCGTAGTTAATACCCAACTCACCATATTCAAGGGAGGCGGGAACATTAGAAGCAGTACCTGAGTTTTTAATTTTAATGGTATTAGCCATTACTTCCTCCTATTAGAAAGTACCGCCATCTACTGTATCAGACCAAGCAGGTACGCCACCTACAACTTTAAGGAATTGTCCAGCAGTTCCAATACCAAGTTTTGAAAGTGTATTGCCAGATGAAGAATAGATTAAGTCACCAGTTGTATATGATGTTAATCCAGTACCGCCATATGTTGAGCCAATCGCTGTACCATTCCATACACCAGTTGCAATTGTTCCAACCGATGTTAGGCTTGAGTTCACAACTGTTGAACCGAGAGTCGTATTGGAAAGAACTGAAGTTCCACCAATTTCAAATACTTTACCGGCCAAAAGATTCAAGTCTTCAGATGAAGTCCATGCATCTGTTGCATCCACCCAGTTAAATGTCTTGTTTGTTGCGCCAAGCACTGTAATACCAGCACCATCTGCTGTTGTGTCTGATGGAGTAGAGACATTTGCAAGAACAATGTTCTTATCCTCGACAACCAAGGTTGCTGTATTAAGGGTCGTAGTATTTCCATTAACAACAAGATCACCAGTGATAGTGAGAGTATTGCCGATTGTCACATCATCTGGAAGACCGATTGTTACTGCCCCAGTCCAAGGACCAGTGCCTGTTCCAGACACAGTAATTTCGTTAGAAGTCCCAGTGATGCTGACAACGCCATCGTTTGCAATTGTCAAAGTATTGGCATTGTCATCATATGCCTTAGTAATGCCTGTTCCAGCAACAATGTATGTATTAGCAGCATCTTGAGCAGCTTCAGCAAAATCAGAAACTTGGCTTGCAAGAATTGAAACAGCGCTATTTGAAGCTGCTGTTAGGCGACCTTGAGCATCAACAGTAAAGGTAGCAATTGTATTTGCATTACCATAACCACCAGCAGTAACCGTTGTATTGTCAAGATTCAAAGTAAGGGTATCTGTCGCACTGGCGACAGATGAGAGGCCAGTACCACCAGAAATTGTAAGAGTATCACTTAAACTAACGGTTTGGCTTGAACCGCTATCTCCAGCAACTGTGATTGAACCGCTTACACCCGACACTGCTTGGTCAACATAAAGTTTTGTAGCAGCATGCGTGTTGGCAGTTGGGGTTGGAACAACCACTGTTCCTGTAAATTCTTTATTGCCGGTTATTGTTTGGACACCAGAAAGGCTTACATACGCACCAACACCAGCAATTGCTTGAACTGTGGTGGCTGTTCCGCCTGCTCCTCCAGTTCCTTTACCGTAGTAAAGAACATCATCGACTTCATTATATGCAAGTTCTGCATTCTCAAGTGAAGCGGGAGCACCAGCGTTTCCTGATGCTCTTCTTTTAATTCTAATTGTATTTGCCATTAATAATTTCCTCCGTCTAATAGCGTGTTTGCAATTGAATGGACATGATCCGCTCTACTTGCAAGTTCTAAAACACCAGAACTTCCTGCTCTGGCTATGTCAGATGGCGTTGCATCTGATAATGTTAAAATCCTTTCCAATGTAATTGTTGCAGGAGCCGCAAGTATTGTTGTTACATCACCGTTCTGTACATTTAGTACCGTAGTATCACTGTCGGATACAGTAACATTTGTAATGTCACCAGTTACTACCCTTAATGTTGTTATATCAGACACGACTTACTTCTCCTGTTACAGTTACTTTGCCCCCCATTAATGTTGTTATAGTAGCACCATTAGTTTCTTGCAAATCATAATAGTATATACCAGTATTGATATTTGATGTTTCAGAAGCTGTCATAGACATTGTTAAAACACCATTGGCAGCATTTGTTATTGCAGTTGTAAAACTTGCAATAACAGTTTCTGAGGCTTTTGATTTTCTAATTTGCGATACATAAGTTCTTCCGGTTATATTTATAGCACTATTTGCACTATTACGAATATTAACCTGATGAGTGTAAGAATCACCCTTATATACCGTTATATCTCTTTCTCCAGCCATTTTTTAACAATCACATTCCTCGCAACCACAATCGCATTGATCAACACATTCACAACCGCAATCGCATGATTTATTTCTAGTCATTCTAAACTCCTATTTAGCAGGTTTTGGAATTGACTTCCAAGCTGCTTCCATTTTTGCTGCATCTGTTGCAAATTCTTTTTCAAATTCTAAATGTAACCACTGGCCGCCAAAACTTCCAGCATTATCTTTTTCATTATAAATTTTAACTCCAGCCATACCCTCACCTCTTGAGCAACGGAATCCTCTTCCATAACCGGGTTTGCCATCTTTAGCATTGGCATCAAAAGCATAATCATGAATTTCTACAATTCCTAATTCTTTGGTGTGATTAATGAACCACTCCCACATCTCAAGCCCAACCTTACGATTTGGATAACCAATATCGCAAGCTGCACCTGTTGCATGTACACTTAACCACTTTTCCATTCCTGGATCACTTGGCTTTTTACCTGCGGTATGAGAGTTTCTCATCAAACGATTAGAATAGATTCCCATATTCTTGGCTTTCCATCTACGACCACAAGCCATTACGAACCATTCAACGCCTGCACCGGCCTTTTTACCGTCAAATGCAGGATAATATGGATACTTTCTTGGCATTATTTACCTTCCTCAGTACGACCAAAAGCAGTATCTTTTGGATTCAGGTAACGCATAACCACAGGGAGAGCAGCAGCCCAAAGAGCATTCAATGCTAATTTCCAATCTTGTGTTGCAACATATGTTGACACTCCTGCACCCAAAACGCTTCTACCATAGGATGCAAGTAAAGCCTTATTCTTTTCTGAAAGTTTCATGTTTAATCTCCTTTGTGATTGTAAAATCACTTAAAGATATTATACATTAGTCTTCTTCATCAGGCTTACTTTTTGCCTTACTAAAAATTGCCTCTATTTCTTTTTCATCAAGTTTTCCATCATCAAGAAAAGCATTTGCAAGTCCTTCAACAACTTTGGCTACACCGCCAATCCCAGCCATAAAAATAGCCTGTGGAAGACTAACTCCAGCAACAGCTCCAGCGCCAATCACGCCAAGTCCCGATGCTCCGAAGACTGCTAGGATTCTTAACAAAATATTTTTTGTATTATTCATAATTCCCCCTATTCGTCATTTTTAATAATGACACTTATGTAATGAACCAAGAATGCGACTGATGTTGCAATCAAGGTAATCTTTCTTGTATCCCCAGAAAGAGTTGCAAATACGATAACTGTGCTAGATATCGTGAACGCAAGGGCAGCAGTTTCTCTACTGATTTTTTTAATAAAATTCCATATGCTGAATTTTCTCATTCCTTCCTCCGTGTATTTAAAAATACTATTTCTTGTAAAGTCACCTTCGTCTCCACCCTCTGGGCCTTCAATCTCTGGTGCCTCCTCTTCGTCTTCATTCTCCTCCTCATCCTTTTTAAAATGTGAATTTGAATTACCACCATTTCCGGTATTTGAATTACCTCCTGATGGCGTAGAACCTGTGCCTGATGAACCTACGACTGTTATGGCAGAGACAGCACCCATAGCAGCAAGAAGAGTTCTTCTGCTCTTCACAGGAATTTCTGATCCAACGGGAACATATTCATCAAAACCATCTCCATAAATATCAATCTCTCCCTCAAAAGCTTCTTTAACATCTTCTGGAGCATTTTGAACTGCCTCAATAATTTCTGTTTTTTGCTCTTCTGTTATTTCCTCAACCTTGATAGCATTAAAAATTTCCTTTGCCTGATCTTTCGTAACTTCTTGCAGAACTTCTTCAGATGTAGCGGCACTAACGGCTTGATCTTGAGTTATTTCGTTTGTCACAACAAAAGGGATTGTTGTAGTTGTTGTTGGCAAAACAGTAGTGGTTGTAGTCGTTGTTGTAGGTAAAGTTGTTGTAGTTGTTGATGTGCTGGTTGTCATTGTTGGAGCCAGCGTTGTTGTAGTTGTAGTAGGTATTGTAAGAATTGGACCAAAAAATACTGTAGTTGTTGTAGCTGGGATAGTTGTAGTAGTCGTTGTGCTTGTAGTGGTGGTGGTCGTAGTTGTGGTCGTAGTCGTAGTCGTTGTAGGGGCAGGGGCATACAAAGCTGTCACTGCAAGTCTTTTAGGTGTTCCGCCGCATGGATCTCCAAAAACAGAATTATTTGCTGGGATTGAAAAGAAGGGCTGCCCTACCGCATAGGACTGAACTATCTCTAAACTATTTTGAGCATGGCAAGATCCTATTGACCATTGACCATACTGACCATCTGGAGTTCCGTAAGAGGCAAAAATAACATCAGAAAACACATAACCATCAGGAGCAAGTAATTCTAAATTGCCGCCTTCATTAACCATGCTCCAATTTGAGTTCGGAGGTAATGGTATTGTCGTTGTAGTTGTTGGTGGAAGAGTGGTTGTTGTGGTTGTAGTAGGTATCTGCTGATTAGAGATTAAAGATGTTGATGTTTCAAATGTATATCTTTGCCCATACCACCTATCTGGATCTCCACAGCAGACTCCTGTTCTTAACCTGTATGTTCCCGGTTGCAGTTCTACTGATATATTTGAATCCAGACCATAAAAGTCGTCATTTGCAGTTATTAAATTATTATTAGAATCGTATAACCAAAGCATTGAGTCAATGCCAGATTGTTGTGCATAAGTTCTTACAGTGAAATTTTGAGGCTCTTCAAATGTAAATAAAAAATCGTTTGCACCATATGTCTCATAATTATCAGCCTTAACAGGGGTTGCAAAAAATGATGCAAATATTGATATAAAACAAGTTATGAATAAAGGAATAGATCCTTTTCTTAAAGTTAATGTTCTCACATAACAATATTACTTTATTAATAGTTAAACAACATACTCAACACCGCTGATTACCAACGATGCTGTTGCTGCACTACTTGTAATATATATTGATGAGTTTGCATTTAGAACAATTGATGTGTCGTATGTCAATGTCTCTCCACTAAGGATTGAAGCATTGCTAAAAATTTGATTATTAGCAACAGCACTTCCTCCAGATGGAATTATATGAATATTTGAAGTAATAGTGTTAGCTCCAGTGTTACAAATATTTATATTTTTTATAATTGCATAACCTCCAGTATTGGAGGTGATTGTGTAAACATTACCTGTTTGCGTATTTCCTATATATAAATTTTTTGGTATTAAATTAGCCATTAGATCCCCATCCAAGCTAGAATGCTTGTATCATATGTGACGGTGTTCATATCCTGAATTGCTACTGCATCAAGAACATGATCTACATAGTCACCTACAGTGTGTGCTACTGCATTTGTTCCATCAAAACCTCTTTGTTCAATTGTAAAAGAATTAGAACTTCTAACTGAAATGAGAATTTTTTCTTCAGACGGAGTTCCACGACCTATTGATATTACAAATGGGTTGTTTGTTCCAGAAGGAAATGTTGAACCATCTGCTACTGAAAAAGAAGTAGACACATTAGATATATTTGCAGATAATGTTGTTGTTAAAGCATTTCCAACAAACTCTCTTCTAATCATAGAACCACCTTAATTAAGAGAAATACTCAAATCTCCAGAAGAAATTCTTAAAGTATCCCCAGAAACAACAGAACGACTACTTGTTAATGAACCATAAACTAAAATATTTCCACTTGTTAGAGCATCACAGATTGCAACCGCAACGACAGTTGCTGTTGGCATCCCTGAGAAATCAACATTTGCATCATTAGTAGCAGCGCCTGATGATGCAGCATTAAATGAAATAGCCTGTCTTGCATAAGACCCGCCTGTAACTTCTGTACCAGAAGTACTGTCTGTTGGCGCAACTGTATACAATGCCAAATATGTTGTTGGCATTGTGTAAGATGTCGTACCAAGGATGTGATCAAGAACCTTATTCTCTAAATAGTTACTAAGGTTTCCGGCCATAATTAACCCTCCTTGTTTTTAAGAAAATCTTCAATTTCAAACGGATCTGCAATCCTAAAGTTTTCTAACTCAAGAAGTCTACTTGCAATCTCTGCTGAGACTTCTTGAATATGATTATCTCTTGTAAAAGTAACATCTTGTGATGTATAAGAAGCTCCACATTCAAAAACAATAATTACATTATCACCCTGAACTGTTTCAACAGCCTTTGCTTCTTTTTTAGGAGCAGCTGCTTTTTTAGGAGCAGCTTTTTTTACAGGCTTCTCTTCTTTATTATTCAAATCTTCTGATTTAATTACATTGTCAGTCATAACTTATAGGATACCATATTTTCTTAATAAATGCGAAATGGGGAGGTTTTTACACCTCCCCAAATCACAAATTGTTTATTACAAATTAGAGTGAACGCAACTTAACATTCTTACCGATTACATATGAATCAGCATTTTCAATGTTGCTTGCAACTCTCATGTACTGAGTGTACTCAATGGTGTCGGTCTTTGGCTTGAACTGACGGTAAACAGTAATGTCACGGTGAATACCGATAACACGGTTGTTCGGGAAGGTCAACTCAACATAGCCATGCGAACCACTGGTGCCTGAATAGTCACCTGCAACTGCTTCTGGCATAAGAGGTACTTCAAGCAATGGAATGCCGAATGGTGAAATACCAGTTGAACCTGGACCGCCATTTGCTCGCATTGCGCCCTGCAAGAATGCCATGTCACCAACGGTTGATGCTGGTGATGGTGCGCCTGCTGTTGCTGCCGTTGCAGAGTTTGGATTTCCAAGGCTATAAATGGTGTCCTGAACAATTCCGGAACCAGAGAAGAATCTCAATTCATTTCTGCGCTGCAAATACTTTGCTGGCAAGTTACGGAGAACACGATCATATGTTGCTCTGGAAACATTGTTTCCTCCTTCGTCAACAACACGACCATTTGCCTTTGCCAACTTGACAAAGCCATCAAGTGCCTTCAAAAGACCGTTGTTGGAAGAGGTGTTACCGTTGATGAACAAATCGTCAAGGTCGTTGGCTGTTTGACGAGCCATGATCTGAGCGATGTGATCCTCAAGGGATGCACCTTCAATGTTGTCCTCAAGAGACTCTGTTGAGATTGCCCAGTCAAGACGGAGCTTAACTGTGCTCAAAGAGACCTTGGTGAATGTGACAGCGGCATTTGCGCCATCATCTGTTGCTTCGGTTGCCTTTGAAAGCAAACGAGTTCCAACGGAAACCTTGTCGATTTCCATTTGTGGTGTACGCATGCGAACGACTCTTGCGTTCTGCATTAATACAGACTGATCAATAACATAATCAAGGAAGCGGTTAGACTGTGCTGGCTTCATTAAGCCGCCAGAGTCGTTACCTACTACGCTTGTTGTTACTTCATCAGCTTTCGATAGAATTTCTTCTTGTGATGCCATATATTTTACTCCTCCTACTTATGACTCATAACCCAAAACGCCGATGACGCTTTGTGGTAAATACATGTTGCCCCAGAAAGACTTGTCTTGAGACTTTGTGATGGTCTCTTCCTCTTCGTCTTCCTCTGGATCAACGCTCTTTTTGATAGCACCAGCGTTAGCAAACTTGCTAACTTGCTCTTCAGTTTCTGCGAGAGCTTTTTCTGCTGCATCTAATTTTTCTTGAAGTTCAGCGGAGCTGGCTTCAAATCCCTTTGTGATGGTGTCGATTTTTTCTTGAACAGAAGCTTCAATCTCTTCTTTAATTGAAGTAGCGAAGGTATCCAGTTTTTCGTCAACCACAGCACCGAGGGCTTCTTTAAGGACTTCAATATCCATTTCTTCCTCCTGTGTGTTTTCAGTTACTTCAACTTCAGTTGAAGCATTTTCTTGAACATCTGGAACAAGCCAATTTACAAGCCTCTTAATAAGAGATAACTTATTCATTTCTTGTTCATTCATGTTAAAGACCTTATCATAGTTTACATCATTTTGCAATGAATTATCCTCCAATTCAACAACTTCTGTATGAAGT